TCCAACAGTAGTTGAAAATAGTTTTTGCTTTGATGCGAATTTGTTTCATAACTGTCCAGATTGGGTATCATTGCACGGATTTTTCCAGACAGAAAAATATTTTAAACATATCAAAGATGAACTCAAAGGGGACTTTGAATTTAAGGATGAAATTTTAGAACCTTGTAAAGAGATGATTTCTGGATTAAATGGTCCAATTTCTCTTCATATTCGCAGAACAGATTATATTACTAATCCTAATCATACTGCTCTGAGTTTAGATTATTATGAAAGGGCATTGAGAGAGTTTGATAATAACGCAACTATTCTTGTATTTTCTGATGATCCAGAATGGTGCAATCAACAAGAACTATTTTCAGATGATCGTTTTTTAATCGCAGAAGGTAACAGTAATTATGTTGACCTATGCTTAATGACTCTTTGTTCGGGACATATTATTGCAAACTCATCTTTTTCTTGGTGGGGAGCATGGTTATCTAATAGTAAAAAAATAGTTGCTCCAAAAGATTGGTTTAAGGGTTCTGAAAATGAACACCTAGATACTAGTGATATAATTCCTAACGAGTGGATGGTTGTGTGATGAAACTTGCGGTTATTTTTATTGGAACGGGTGACTATATTAATTTTTTGCCGACTTGGTATGAGTCGTGTGAAAAATACTTAGTGCAAAAGACAAAAAAACAATATTTTGTTTTTACTGATGGAGAACTTAATGGAACACCCGATAATGTTATTCCATATCATCAAGAACATTTACCATGGCCTCACATCACTCTTCATAGATGGGATACTGTTCTTAAAGCAAAAGAACTTTTGAGTGATTTTGATTATGTTCTTTTCCTTGATGCTGATATGAGAGTGGTTGATAATGTATTGGAAGAAGATCTTTTTACTGATAAAAAATATATTGGAGTTCACCATCCCTGTCATTTCTTAGGAATGGAACCTCATACCAAATATCCAGGAGCATTTGAAACAAACTCCAAATCTTGTGCAGCAATCACTCCTGAAGATGATACTTCAGTATACTGGCAGGGATGTTTATGGGGAGGAAAAGTTCCTTTTGTGATTGAGATGATTGAAGAACTTGATTCCAGAACAAAGAATGATGAATCAAGAAATGTGATTGCAATTTGGCACGATGAAAGTCATTTAAACAAGTTTTATTGTGAACAGAAAGAAAATGTTCATACATTAGGATCTGAATTTGCATATCCAGAAGTTTTCTCTGATTATTGCAAATTTGAACCAAAGATTGTACACTTAGCAAAGAATAATTCCAAATATCATGTCTGATATATCTTTAGTTGATAAGAATAAATCTACTTATAAACTTAGAAACTTTGGTCCAGTTTATTGTATCAATCTGGATGGACAACCAGAGAGATGGGAATATATGGAAAATCAATTTAAATATTGGGAAGTTGAAAACTACGAACGCATCTCTGCATATGACGGTAGAGAAGATGACCTAAGTGATATTATTACTGGGCGATATCCTTCAATGATGTCCTCAGGTGAGATTGGATGTACAACTTCACATCTGAAGGCATTAAAGCATTATCTTGAGACTTCTGATAGTCCTTATGCAATTATTATGGAGGATGATTGTGATTTGGAGATGGTGAGATTTTGGAACTTTACTTGGAATGATTTATATGCACATTTTCCATATGATTGGGATGTGGTGCAACTTGCTATTATTTGTACAGGAGACTTACATGTTAAACTTCATAAGAGGTTTGTAAATGATTTCTCAACTGCTTGTTATGTAATCAATAGGTATCATGCGGAAAAACTGGTAAGACTTCATTGTAGAGGAGAAAAGTATAAACTAGATCAGGGTGTTAAACCAAGACCTGTTGCAGACGATTTGATTTACAATTCTGGAAATGCATTTGCTATTCCACTTTTGATGTATAAAATTGAACTTGGATCAAGTATTCATCCTGATCATATTGATGCATTTCATAAAGGGAATCACACTGCTCTTTGGAATTATTGGCAACAGGAGGGAGCAAAGGTTGACATTGCCGACTATATGAACTATGATCCATATCTGGGCAGAATCACAGAGAACTCTGCTGCCCAACAACAAGGACAGGAAGAAAACCGTCCATCTTGACAAAGTTTTCTTTTTGTACTATTATAAATACTGAACCGATACACAATGTAACGGTTTATTACAACGAAGACAAGTCGAGTCTTCTTTCATCTGTGGGTATCCATTCCACAAGTAAAAACTACGAGGTATCTAAAATGATCAAATCTGTATTCGCAGCTACTGCTGCTCTCTCCATGTCCGCTGGTGCTGCTTTTGCAGGTCCTTATGTCAATGTCGAAACCAACGCTGGTTGGACTGGTAGTGACTATAACGGCGCTGCTACTGATCTCCATGTCGGTTACGAAGGTTCTGCTGGTCGTGTAGGCTACTACATCCAGGGTGGTCCTCAGATCCAAACTCCTGACGGTGCTGACAATGAAGTTGTCTTCTCTGGTAAGGCAGGCGGTTCTGTTGCTGCTACCGAGCGTCTCTCCTTCTATGGCGAACTCTCTCTGGTAACTGGTGCTGGCGATGCTGACAACGGTTACGGTGGTAAGATCGGCACTAAGTTCAACTTCTGATATAAGTCACTAAATCAAAATGGGGATGCTTGACGCATCCCTTTTTTTGACTTATAATATGTGAAGATTTACAACAACCATAAATGACTGTAACAACCGAAGATGGTGGTCGCACTAATATGTACGCTACCGAACCCCAAATGTACATTGACCCTGAGGTAAAAAAACAAATGGATAACAACGTATACGAAACTCATAACGAGAAAGCAGAACGCATGAATGGACGTTTTGCAATGATGGGTATCATCGCAGCCCTTGGTGCTTATGCTGTCACTGGTCAAATTATTCCTGGAATCTGGTGAACCAGTAAAAAATCTGTCCACCACCCTTGACGGGTGGTTTTTTTTGTGTTATTATAAATACATCAACACGTTAAGGAATGTAACATTTCTTAAACAGTTGCAACTCTCATTAACCGAGACCTATGGGGAGTATAAACACGTCTCTCATACCTCAGGATGAGGGTGCCTGAGGAATAGTAACACCACCATTTCCCTGATGGTTTTACTTTCTAGTTAAAACAATGACTGCTACACTTTCACAACAACGTTCTACTTCTAACTGGGAACAGTTTTGTTCTTGGGTGACTTCAACCAATAACCGTTTGTATGTTGGTTGGTTTGGCACACTGATGATTCCTACGCTGCTCTCTGCTGCTATCTGTTTCATCGTTGCCTTCGTCGCTGCTCCTCCTGTGGACATTGACGGCATTCGTGAACCTGTTGCTGGTTCACTTCTCTACGGAAACAACATCATCTCTGGTGCTGTTGTTCCTTCTTCTAACGCTATCGGACTTCACCTTTATCCCATCTGGGAAGCTGGATCACTTGACGAATGGCTATATAATGGTGGTCCTTACCAACTGGTTGTATTCCACTTCCTGATTGGTGTTTTCTGCTACATGGGTCGTGAATGGGAACTTAGTTATCGTCTTGGGATGCGCCCCTGGATTTTTGTTGCTTACTCTGCTCCTGTTGCTGCTGCTTCTGCGGTGTTCCTTGTTTATCCTTTCGGTCAAGGTTCCTTCTCTGATGGAATGCCTCTTGGAATCTCAGGCACGTTTAACTTCATGCTCGTCTTCCAAGCAGAACACAATATCCTTATGCATCCGTTCCATATGCTTGGGGTTGCTGGGGTATTTGGTGGCGCTCTGTTTAGTGCTATGCACGGAAGTCTGGTCACGTCTTCACTCATCCGTGAAACCACCGAAGAAGTAAGTCAGAATTATGGTTACAAGTTCGGTCAAGAAGAAGAGACCTACAACATCGTGGCTGCTCATGGATACTTCGGTCGCCTGATCTTCCAATATGCATCGTTTAATAACTCCCGTAGCCTTCACTTTTTTCTGGCTGCTTGGCCTGTTATTGGCATCTGGTTCACTGCTCTTGGCGTGTCTACTATGGCCTTTAACCTTAATGGTTTCAACTTCAATCAGTCTCTTATTGATAGTCAGAACCGTGTCATCCCAACTTGGGCTGACATCCTCAACAGAGCAAACCTTGGACTCGAAGTTATGCATGAAAGAAATGCTCACAACTTCCCCTTGGATCTTGCCTCCGTTGAATCCACTCCTGTGGCACTCAAAGCACCAGTGATTGGATGATATTAAGATTCTCAATACTTGACAGTTATTAAGAATCCTAATATACTAAGAGGGTCACGTGACCCTCTTTTTTAATAAATAAAATCAATTTGTAATCGATTATGACGTTTACGATTTATTCCAAAGACAACTGTCCTTATTGCTCTAAGATTGAGCAGTTGATGCAATTTACTGAGGTAAAACATGTTGTTTATAAGTTAGATAGAGACTTTACCAAAGAAGCTTTCTATGATGAGTATGGTGAAGGTGCCACTTTTCCACAAGTAATTTTTGGTGAACAAAAGATTGGTGGATGTGCTGATACTATTAGATTTCTAAGAGAACAAAAACACTTGCCCGATTAATGGAAGATCTTTTTTACGTCGTCGAAACTGCTATTGACTATGCATTCCGTGAGGATAAGTATGTACTCAACCTTTATCAATATGCAAAGTCATCGAACATGACTAAGAAAGATATGACATTATTCATTAAGAGTTCAGTTGCTGCTGAACTTGGTGATCTTATTATTGAACTGGATGAATACTTAAAAGGTGGTAATGACAATGTTCACAAACAACTACGTGAGGGTTATGGACACATACCTAAACCACGTGCGCGTAAGATTAGAAACTACCTTTGTGGTATTTTAGAGGATGCGACACGTTATGAAAAAAACAAGAGACCAGGACGAAAGAAAAAATCCTGATTTGCAGATAAATAAAGGTGTGGAGCTAATGCTCCGAAAGAAAACAAAAAAAGAACAGGAGGAACCAAAGACATTCCAAATCAAGTTTGGGAAGATGGTTTCTTTCCTGAAAAGAGAGTTTCACATTTTCCTAAACTTTTCCTTCGATATAAGGAAACCCTAAAAAACAAGGAGTAGGAAGATGGTCGCAACGATCTTGACAATTAGCACATTAGTTTCTATAATGTTCTTTTTTGTAGGAGGTATGGTAGGTTGGTTGGCAAAAGAACATGTCATTAAGACCACACCATATCATCCAGACACAGTGAATCTACATCCCGAATTCCTTGATGAAGACGGCAACGTGATTCCCGATACAGTACTCGCAGTGAGATTTGAAAATGCCGAAGACTACGACGACTACGAAGACGACGACTAAAAGAGTCGAACTTCCTCCAAATCCATTTCAAAGTGAAATTTTGGAATTGGTATCAAAAGCAAGAACCAGAGCAAAAAAAATCGAGATTTTGAAAGAGTATCGTAATGATGCTCTGGTTTCTCTTTTGATTTGGAACTTTGATGATAGTGTCATCTCTGCCCTCCCACAGGGTCCTGTTCCATACAAACCCAATGAAGCCCCCAAAGGAACTGAGCACACGTCTCTGAGGAGCGAACAGCGCAGTTTCTACAACTTTGTGAAAGGTGGTAACGATAAACTTTCCAAGACTCGTCGTGAAACCATCTTCATTCAGATGCTGGAAGGTCTTCACCCAGAAGAAGCAGATCTCCTGATTCTTGTTAAGGATAAGCAACTGATTGATAAGTACAATATCAGTCGCGGTCACATTGAAGAAGCTTACCCTGATATTCAATGGGGAGGACGCTCTTGATGGGTTCAATCAAAATTATCCATCAAGATTGCGATCCATCTTTATCAGATGATAAGTCTCTTCCATACACAACATATCTCGTAGAGTATGTTCAGGGAGAGACAACTCATTTTGATATTGTTATGAGCAATAAAAAAGTAGATATCTTTGATCATTACTGGGACAAGTATAGAGAGAACCTCATTCAGTTTACTCAAACTGAGGGTAGAACAAATCCCAAACTGTGGGGATACAAGAAACCAGATAAGAAGAAAAAGAAATGAGTGGATTTAATAAAGTTACTTTGGATCTTGATGCCATCAATCAACTGACCAAAGAGTATAAGAAGATCAAAAAATATATGAAGTCACCTCTGTACGAAATCAAAAAGATGGATGGCACAGAGACACGTGTGAAGAAATTATTAGAAGAAGATTAAACTGTATCACATTTTACAAAACTACTTGCATATATAAGGCATATGGTCTATAATGACCTTACGTTCAATCCCATTTGGGATCGCAAGTAAATCGCGGAACGGAGCGTTCATCCCATGTTAGAATTTTTACTTTCTGCTGAATTGGTTTGTGCTGATGCTAAGCAACTTGTTGCTAGGGCAAAGGCTAATCAAGACATGAGTGATTTAATCAAAGTAGAAATTATCAATACTATTAAAG